ATTGCATAACCACTCCATTTTAGGGGGACTATTTTGCGGATACAGGTTAAATGTTACAAGAGAAGGAATTTATTGAATTCCTATTGAAGAAAACAAAAAATATATTCATATTGAGAATTTCTTTAACCACATCAAAACATTGTTGCGTCTCAGGTTAAAGAAAGGGACGCATAGCCACTAACAACAGGGGTTGACAATGGCAAAACGATATCACCAATCAGCAAAAGATCGTAGAGACGAAAGCAAAGGCATGAAAAAACGCCTTGGCGAGCGCGAAGAAGATAGACCAGAAAGACATATGGGCCATGGAGAATTTGCCAATATGCCTCAACAGCCAATCTTTAAAGCCTATCCAAAGGAAAGATATGCTTATGGAGATTATGACGATACCATTCGCGGCATAGACATGGTAGATACAGAATCTGCAGATAAAGTTGATTCTCACCGTTCTAACCAAAAATAATAAAAAGTAGGGAGTGTAAAAGCTCCCTGTTTAGGAGATAACATGGCTCAATTTCAAGCGAAAGGCGCAAGATTTCGTCAGTTTACAATAGATGCAACTTCATTCGGTCTGGTTCCTGTATCTTTCTTTACAGTTCCCTTTGATATTAGATGGATGGGAATTCAAAAAGTAGCCGTAGATAATGGAATACTACTCTATTTTAATGATTCCACTACTCCCGTTCTAAGACTGCCTGATTTAAGCGGGCTTGCATTTAACTTTTATCAGCTAGATATCCCTCTTGCTGCATGCCAATCAAAGCTTTTAGATGGCACAAGCGTATTTATCGCAAATGACACTGGAGTTTCTGCTGGCGGTGTCGTAACAATCAACGTAGCAGGATAGGAAGGTAAATTGCCAATAATACAGGAGTTTTAGCTTCTAGATGCCAATAAAGCAGGCATTTGAGCTGGTGGATCAGGGATTATTAACTTCGTAGGATAATATGTTTAGAAGGGTAAAAAAATGGCTCATTACAAAAAGGCAAAGAATCGACTTTATTCTAAAAAGGCTGAGGAAAAGATTGGGCAAGTGATGCATGAGTTTGGGAAAGGTAAACTTCGCTCAGGCTCAAAAAAAGGTCCTAAAGTAAAAAGCGAGAAGCAAGCGATTGCCATCGCAATTTCAGAAGCTAAAAGAAAAGGCTACAAAGCTGGTGAACTTTGGAAAAAGTCTAGACGAAAGAGTAAGAAAATATGACAGTCCAAACATCTGGTGGCAAAATTATATCGACGGCTATCAATTATATTATGAGCCGTGGAGATGCTGTTGTTTTGGCTACAGCAAGTGATATTGCAATCACCCTTCCCAGTGCTGCAGGAGCGGGAACCATTCAGTGCGAAGTAAAAAACAAAAGCACCGGTTCAATTACAATCAATACATTTGGTGGCCAAACTATTGACGGACAATTATCGTTAAAAATTTATCCAGATGAAAATTTAACTGTTGTTTCAGACAACGCAAATTGGGTTATCGTATGACATATCTTAGAAAACAGGCTGTTTATGCAGATGATACAGCAAGCATTGATGCATTTGGCAGATGGCGCGTATCTTCTCCACAAACAATATTTGATTCTAAACAAATTTTTGATAAACAGCCCCTTTTTTGGGATGATCAAGAAACCACAGGTTCTGGAACTAGTTCCACCTATAATACAAACCAAGCTTCTACTACGATTGCGGTCTCTGGGGCAACGGCAGGAACGCGAGTTCGTCAAACATTCCAACGATTCAATTATCAGCCCGGGAAGTCCCAACAGGTCTTTATAACCGCTGTTGTTGCCGATTCCAGTGTATCAGGAATCACTCGTCGTGTAGGTCAATTTGATGATAATAATGGAATCTTCTTTGAATTGGATGGTTCGGGAGATATCTACGCAGTGATTCGGACAAATACTTCCGGAAGTCCAGTGGATAATAGTGTCGTTTCTTCATCTTGGAACATCGATCCTTTTAATGGTACAGGTCCATCTGGAGTAACCTTAGACCCTACAAAAGCGCAAATTATCATCATTGACTACGAATGGCTTGGTGTGGGTAGAGTCCGAATGGGTTTTGTAGTAGATGGGATAATCTACTATGGCCATGAATTCCTAAATGCCAATAACTTAAGTCTAGTTTATATGAGCACCCCGAATCTCCCCTTAAGGTTTGAGATTAATAACGATGGAAGTGGCGATGCTGCTGATATGACATGTATTTGTGCATCAGTAAAATCTGAAGGAGGCCAAGACGAAATAGGGGCACTTTTTTCTGATAGTTTAGGAAACTCTTTTGTTAATGCAAACACTGTAGGAACCTATTACGCACTTTTAGGAATCCGATTGAAAAGTGCATATATCGGGATCAATATTTCTCTCGTTACAAAAACCCTTTTAGCTGTTACTAATGACAATTTCCTATGGCAACTTCGTTTCAATCCCACTGTTGCTGGAACCTTTACATATAACGACGTACCTAATTCCGCGGTGCAGATTGCTAAAGGCGATACTGCGGGCAATCCTTCTGCCACTACTGTAACCCTGGGACAAGTAGTAGCTTCTGGATATTCCTTAGGAAATAGCGCAGAAACAATTTCTGTACCTTCAGCTAGAAAATTAGGAGCTGCGATAGATGGCACCGTTGATGAGATAGTGCTATGTGTAAATCCTTTAGCAAGTAATTTAGATGTATATGGCTCTTTCACTTGGAGAGAACAATCATAAAATTTTAAGGGGAAAATATGAGCCAATGGCAGAGTTAAAAACACTTATTAACGATTGGATTATAGCTATGGCAGGAAAACTAAAAAAGGGCTGAAAGAAAATGAAAATGAAAAAACTACACAAAAAGATAGCTAAACACCTTTCCGAAGACATGGAAGGCTATCGAAAAGAAAGAAAATATCTAAAAAAAGAGATCAAAGAAGATCAAGACCTCAAAAAAAAGGTGATGAAAAATGGCTCTAAGAAAAAAGCGTGCTGCGAAGCGTGTGAAGATCATGAAAGGGAAAAGCCTGCCAAGAGGAGAAGAGTCAAAGCTTCGAAAAAAGCCGGGGGCAAGTAATTTAGGAAAATATAAGGGGGTCAAAAGAAAAGATTTTTGTGGCTCAACCCCTGGAACTTTTCCAGTAAATTCAGCAAAAAGATGTCGTGCGGCATTAGCTTATGCCCATAATGATGCTTCTCCTGGCAAAGTTCGTTCCTGCGTCAAACGCAAATGCAAAGGGAAAATTAAAGAGTTTTCGAAAAAATAACCTATGCTATCATTCTCCCAATCCTCTTTCGGGGTAATGATGCAATATTTTGACTGGACAGTTTTAGACAAAATTCGTGGAGGGCTTCTCTGTCAATGTAAATGTGGCAATAAGCAATGCATAGCCGCAAATAAATTGAAGAACGGAAAATCCAGAAAATGCCGTTTCTGTAGCAATCAGGAAAAAGCTCGCAATAATATTATTCATGGATGCGCATCCAGAAAAGACAAGAGAAAAAGAATCTATAATATCTACTATGGCATCCTCTATAGATGCTATGATTCCCGATGTCCTGATTATCATCTCTATGGAGCAAAAGGGATAAAAATGTGCACTCGATGGAGAGAAAGTTTTTTAAATTTCTTAGAAGACATGGGTCACCCCCCTTCTTCAAGTTATATTGACAGAATTGATAATGATAAAGACTATGAACCAAATAATTGTCGATGGGCAACTCCTTTAAAAAGTGGACAAAATACTTCTAGGAATGTCATCTATGAATATAAAGGAGAAAAAATCTGCCAAGCTGAATTAATGCGACGTCTAAAAGTGAAATCTGGATCATTCAGATATTGGTTGAAAAAATTAGGCCTTAAAGAGACTATTCAAAAATTTAATGGATAAAGATGGATAAAAAACACCATGATGGACCGTACAAAACCGTTGGGCAAGCTGCCCTCGCTCTTAATAAGAATGAGCATCAAGAGGTTGGCGAAACGTTTGAAATGATGCAGCATAAATATGCTGAGGAACTCCAAAACACCCTCAAAAAACACTCCGATCTCTCTCACTATTTTATCATTGTCTTAAGAAAGAAAGAGGCTCTTTCCATTGAGATGCCTGTAAATAACGTCTTAAGACAATGGTTTGTTGCTCCTAGAATGACTAAGCCTTCAGCAAGAAGGTTAAAAATGGATTACCCATTGCATGACCATGACATTTGGGAAGTTACAAATGGCAATCCTAGACATCTCTGGACCCTTCCTGGACCGGATGTTTGGGATATGATTCTTCAAAACAAAGATGACAACGATCCTAATCTAGTTCGATGGATGATCGAATATGATAAAGGCGAGCTAAAATAATCTTCTTTTTACTTTTATATTGTAAAATATTTAGTCCTCTTGATATTTAAATAGGCATAGTGTCGCCAACTTATGGGCGTTTACAGGCAGAACAGATCTTCGCCAGATCATGGAGGATAATATGGCTGATGATGAAAATGCAGGTGTACAAGAGGCTAACCCTGAAGCCAATTCAACAGCACACGATTCTCCGGCAGAAGCGCGAACCCAGGCGGATTCTAATCCTTCGGCCAAGGAACAGGATCACAATTGGAGAGAAATGCGATCTGCTATGAAAGAACTAGTAGAGAAAAATAGGCAGCTAGAAGAAGCATTAGTTCATATGCGTTCCCCTGCAAAACAGGAAGAACCAGATGATCTAGATTCTTTAGGTGATGAAGATATTATTACCAAAAAACAGCTAATGAATTTTGGTAAGAAAACGTATTCAAAAGCTAAGGAAGATGCTTACAAGGAATTCTACAACAAAACAGCTGAAGAACGCCTTGAAACTCGCTATCCCGATTTTCGCTCTGTTTGTTCACCAGATAACATCGAGAAACTAAAACAAAGGTTTCCTGATTTGGCAAGAAGCATAGCAAGCAATTCAGATACATTTTCTCAAGGAAAAGCCGCATACGATCTCATAGTTTCCTTAGGTTTAAATGACTCTACTGCAGCTGTAAACCGAGATAAAATGAATGCAAATGCTCAACGCCCTAATATGGCTGCTCCTACAAAAGCAGGTCCCCTAGACTCGGCTCATTTATTCGAATCGGGTCAACGTCCTGCACTTACGCGATCTCTAAAGGATCAATTGCGTAAAGAAATGGAAATGGCCATACGGGGTAGCTAGATTTCTTCCAAATAAGGAACTATTTGGAGAATATAAATGGCAATTACAACTTCTACGGTGCTACCAGCACCAGTACAGCAGAGCTTTAGTTATAAGCTTCTTTCTGTACCTGTCCCTTATATGATCCATAAGATTCCAGCATACTTAAAGCATATGCCACGTAATGGTGGTACTACTTTAAGAATGCGTCGTTATAATCCGTTACCAACAGCTCCAGTGCCACTTGGAAATTCGGGAATTACTCCCCCTCCAGTGACTTTGACTGCTGTGAATATCGATGCGACTATGGATTTTTATGGCCAATACATCCTTCTTAATGAACAAGTAACGCTTCAAAATCAGGATCCAGTTCTGAACGAAGCAGTCCAAAGACTTGGAGTAAGTTTACGCCAGACAGAGGACGAAATTACTAGAAACATGCTGCAGTCAACTGCAAGCTTTATTAACTGCACAGGTGGAGCGAACGGCGACAACCCTACTGAGATTACTCGACCAGATATTGATTTGGTTGTGAGAACTCTTAGGGGGAACAATGCATATAGCTTCATGACTGGAGTAGAAGGTGAAGATAAGTTTGGAACAGCGCCTGTTCGCGATGCATATCTAGCTTTGGGTCACACTGATCTTATTGGTCAGCTTGACAACGTAGCTGGGTTCATCCAAAAATGGCAGTATCCAAACCAGGATTCTACTCTTGAGCCAGAGTGGGGAACAGTAGCGAACGTTCGTTACTTGCTCTCTTCTGTAGGTTCTGTAGCGCCTAATTCATCTGCACTTGGTGCGGATGTTTACAACATCTTCCATTGTGCTCGTGAGTCTTATTGTTCAATTGAGCAGGACGGTTATAGCGCAAGCTTCCTCTATCGTCCTCCAATTTATGATGGACCACTTGCTCTTAATGCTTCTGTGGGTTGGAAGATGGCAGAAGTTCCTCGAATCACTAACGATGCGTGGATTATCAATCTACGTTGTACCTTAGCGTAATAGGAGGAAACTATGTCATCACCTTTGAATCTAATCCTTAGAGACTCTTACACATCAGCTGGAACAGCGAGAACTATTTCTCTTCCCGGACCTGTTGATTACGTAATCGTAAGAGACATTTCTAACCTAAATGCGCCAGTAAACAACGAATACGTTGGATCAGAATTCTTCTCAGGAATGAACTCTGGGACAGCTCTTGTTCGTTCTTATACTGGTGCTCAACCAGCTACTTCTGTTGCGCAAACAGCTGCGAATGGATTTATCCTTTCTAGCAATGCGGATCAGAATGCTCTTGGAGCCTCTGTAGCAACAACAGCAACAACTGCTGCTAACCCAGCTGTCGTCTCTACAGCGACTACTACTGGACTTTTAGCTAACAGTTCGATTGTTCGCATTTATAACACTGTGAACATGAGACAAATTTCTCCTGTTGATTTCTCAGTAGGGGCAGTGAACGCAGGGGTTAACTTCCAACTACGTTGGTTAGATGCCTCTGGATTTGCTGCGGCAGGCGTTGCTGGTTCATACAGAATCGTGACTAATCCGCCTAATTTCTCACCAAGACAATATTTCATCACAAACGTGTCTCAAGCAGCGAGTGCTCGAATCACACTTTCTGTGACTCATGATATTCAGATTGGGGAAGAAATTCGATTTAACCTACCTGAAGAGTTTGGTATGTCTGAATTAAATGGATTGTCTGGAACTGTAACTGCTACTGGAAATGCGGATGCTTCTGGCTTTACAAACACAATTGATGTCGATATTAATTCTACGGCATTTACTGCGTTTTCTTGGCCAGCTTCTGCGACAGTACCAATCACTCATCCACAAGCTATTCGTTTTGGTGTCGATTCGCAACCAGTTATTGCGCAAGCGTCTACTAATAACAATGCTGCATGGAATTTGGTACTTGGTACATCTGTTGTTGGTCCTGCAAATGACCTCATGGAAGTACTCATTTTCTCTGGTACGCAAATTTAACCCAGTGGGGACTTCGGTCCCCTTAATTTTTTAGGAGATCATATGTCAAGTTATGCAAAACCCATCGAAATAAAAAATACATCTCGACACTATAGCGATGAGCAAAAGAAAAAGTTCAAAGCTGACCTAAAGAAGATGTATGACGAAGAAAAGCAAATCGTAAGAGGTAGATTCCTTTGCTTTGAGCCTAGAGGAGGTTCTGTTACGTTTGTTTACCGAAAGTATGAATGGGAACATCCTGTTCAATATACCTTCCAAGACGGTGAAGAATACGATGTACCATTAGGAGTTGCTCGTCATCTAAATGGAATCGATATCACTGCGAAAGGTGTAAACGGAAATATTAATTCATGCGCTTACCCAGTTCATGCGTATCAACAAGATGGATCAGGAAGGCCTGCTGTGACTGTTGGGGAGCACATCCGTAGATATGCATTCCAAACAACTAGCGGTACTACGGTCGTATAATGGCATTAGAACCCGACTTTACGCCTAAACGACGCGCTATTTCTAATGTCACAGTGGCTGCAAATGCCGTTGTGACAACTACTGAAGAACATGGATATGAGTTAAATCAAAAAGTTCGTTTACATGTATTAGCTCCAAATCCTATGGTAATAGATGGAAAAGAGGCGAATATTTTGAGTATCATTGACGATTTCAATTTCACCACAGATTACGACACATCGCTTCTCTTTACTTTTAGTGCTCCGGTGTTTCCTCCTCCTTACACCCCTGCACATGTAGTCCCAATAACTGGAACCGTTGAGAATAGGGCGGGTCCATTAGTATAGGTAAGAAATGGCTGTTGTAGCTCCTCAATCCGCGCTTACGCAGATTCAAAATAAAGTGCGAAGTATTACGGGTAGACCTGATATAACGCAGTTAACAGTGGCGGCATTGAATCAATACATTCAGACATTTTATGTATATGATCTGCCTGAACATTTAAGACTCTTTAACTTAAAAGAAACATATACATTCACTACCCAAGCAAATATTGATTCCTATGCGTTTGATCGTAACCATTATGTTACGTTAGAGCCTCCGCTTTTCATCGATGGATATCAAAGCTTTTGGAGCCAATCTCCCCAGCAATTTTATAACGTATGGCCTAAGATTGAGTTTCAACTTAATGCAGGTGCTGGAACCGGATTAGCCAACCAGACGTTTCAAGTTTTAAATGCACCAATATTACGAGCTCAGCCAAGATTTAATCCTGACCCAGCATTATCGAGCGGAACCTTTGATTCGGACATCATTCTTTGCATTCGTCAACAGGACCCAGTTTCCGGGTTATATACGACGATACAGACAATGATTGACGATGGTTCAGGAAACCTCATCAATTCGACTTATTTGAATACACCAACAGCGCTTCCGGTTCCATTGTTAGGATCTGTTAACTATTTAACGGGCCTCTTTACTGTATTTGCGCCTATACCTGCGAACCAAGAAGTAATGATTTCTTCTGTTCCGTATACTCCTGGAAGATCTACTTCAGTTTTATTCTTTGATGACCGTTTTGTGTTACGGCCTGTTCCAGATGCGTGCTATAAAGTTTCAGTTGAGGTTTGGAGGAATCCTTTAGAATTCTTGGATGAAACCAATAATCCAGAACTCAATGAATGGTGGCAATTAATCGCTCTTGGCGCGTCTTTAAAAGTATTTGAAGATCAAGGAGAACTTGAAGAATATGCTAAGTTTATGCCCATCTTCGAAAAATATAAACTTTTAGCGCAAAGACGAACGATTGTGCAACAAACCAACCAAAGAACCGCAACAATTTACGAACAACAAATTAATCCCGGATACTTTACGTTCTGGAATAGATTTTAGGAGATCTTAATGGCTTATACATCCAATGTGCCACAACCTAATCAAACCATTGCTTCATCTCAGACGCCAATTCTAGACAACTTTATCCGAATCAATGATGCAAACAATGTAAATCACACTAATTTCAATGCTGCAAACTTTGGCAAACATAAAAACATTCAAATGCCAAACTTTACAACCAATCCTTCCCCTGGAACAGCTATAGATGAAACAGGACTTTTTACTAAAATAGTGGGAGCAGTCCCCAGATTATTCTTTCAACAGGCCAATGAAGGTGTAGCATTGCCAGGCTTTCAAATATCAGGTGAAACGCCCGACTTAACCGTAGCATCGGGGCATACCTATTTGCCTGGTGGAATAGAAGTAAAATTTGGACTTACTGCAGTCGGCGCTTTAACTACAGTTGTTCCTTATTCTGGAACAGGATTTGCCTCTGTGATTACAGCATTCACCTCTATTGTGTTCGGGGGTGCAGCAAGCAATTTAAGATCTATAAATGTAGATATATCCAATCCTGCGCAAATTACAATCTATGTCACTGCTAACGTAGTCGGCGCACAAGTTGGCTGGTGTGTTTTAGGAACAATATG